ATACATTATCAAATACTTTAGTTGCTGCTGACTCTAAATTAGAAACAAACGTTACACTACTTGGGTATATAACATCGTAAAATCTACCATAAGAACCATAGCCATGTAAATATAATTTATTTTCTTTCCATCCAGATACATCAGGATCTTGGTCACATTCTTGCTGAGTACTAGGTGTAATTAAAAACTCTGGACTACTTACATAAATTGTAGGATGAAAATCATAAAAAGAAGTAAATCCTTTAATGAGCTCATTATAAGCTATAGTAAAACTACTTTTTGCTATACCGCATTCTACATTAGCAACTTGAGGATCTTGAATATTTATAAGATCATCAAAGCGTACATTATCAGGTTGTATGCCTGCAGGCCAGCTATTAGTAGCCTCCGTTATCCATATCATTATATCTCCAGCAATAAGATTATTAGGATTAGGATTAGGTGTAGGGAAGCCAGGACATCCTACTTTTCCTACCATTACACCAAAGAAAGGTCCTATTCCATTTACTAATATATTATCTACTACTACCCATTCTGACTGTACACCAAAATCAAAACTTTCACAATCTGCTTTAAAACAATCATTACAGTCTGGTACATTTCTTATAATCATTTGGAATATCCTATTAGGAGCAGGATTAAGTACAGTTGTTTCTATTATAGCTTGATTATATTTCTTAACAAAACCACTATCATGGAATGTGAATATAGCTTCATTATTCATATGATCATATGTAGAAGTAACTCCTTTTTTCATAATAGGATTATCATTATCTAATACATCTCCCATTAATTGTTCTGTAAACTGTGAGTGTAAGCCAGTAATATCAGTAAGAGGAGCAGTACCCTGTGAAGAATAGCTAAACATCTTTCTTGCTTTTATATCAAAGAAATATAATGCATTATCAGAATTTGTTACAGCCCACTGTTGACTTGATCCATACTTAGTTGATATGTATTGATAAGATTGTATAAATGCTCCAGCGCCAGAACTTACAGTTCCTAACTGTAATGATGTACCATCTGCTGCTTGTACTACTGCTGTTGGATTCACAGATAGTGCTCCAAACCCTGTATCCTGGAAGTAGTATAAATTATCATGAAGCCTAGTTAACTTATTCAAAGGGCCATATACACCTTCAACATCTTTATAATTGTTTACTAAAAATACAGACCAACTATCACTAGTTTCACCATTTACTTTAGTCTCTGAATAATATATTCTTGTATCAAACTCATCACCAAAAGAAAATGTAATAGGTAATGGGAAATAATTTCTTACATCGTTTTTAGCATTGTAAGATGAGTTAAGTAAATACTCATCATGTAGCATTGTACCATTGTCTGGTAATCTACCACTAATAGTTTCCTTAGAATTAAAATGATAGCCATGTCTCCATAATACATTTCTTAAATGTACTTCTAAAGGAACTACACAGTTTCTTTGCATTCCGTATGTATTATCTCTAACAAAAGCATTACCTGTATTAGCATCAATACTGTCATAATTATCAAATCCTGTTTGTCCCCAATTCTTTTCAAACTGTGTAAAATCAAATAACTGACATTGAACATCTCCTCCCCATACCTGTGTAGTCATAGGAGTAGCTAAATTTGTACTACTAAGAATAGGTACAAAATGACCTGTAGATATATATTCACTATATGATCTTGCTCCGTAAGTAGGACCTCCATAAGGTATTACATATCTTTCATAACTAAATGTACTTCTATAAGGTACATATTGAAATTCTGCAGCATCTGTAGATGCTCCCATTAAATGGTCTGCACCATTCCATGTTCTTACATCTTCATCAAATAATACAAATATAACTTCACTACCAATAGACATAGGTCTATTCCATATCCAAGTCATAGCTAGTGTTGTAGGATTACAAGATGCATTACCGGTTTGATCAAATAAATCAGGAAACCACTGCCATCCTGGGTTAGTAACATTCATAAATGACCACTGTAAATCTGTATTTGCTGTATCTGCTATAAATCCTCCATCAGGTACCCATGTACCCCACTTAAGTGTATATCTATTATTTGCTGGATCTTGTCCATTAAGATTACTAATTATTCCATTTGTATAATCTATTTGAGTTGTTTGGTTAGATCCAGCTATACCATTACCCATTGTTACTCCATTGTAGTATTTATAGTAATGATTAGGTCTTAGATTGTATGCACCTATAGCTGCACCATTATCAGGTAAAAGCCAATCAATCATACCCATACCGTAATTACCTTGAGGTACAAAGACTTGATCTATTTTTAAATAATCTCCTCTCTTAATAGGATCGTCTACTTCTAATCCAGTATTTAAATTCTTTTCATTTGTTGCATCACTATTGTGCCATCCTAGTGGTCCATACAATAGCAACTCTGTTTTTCTTACTGTACATACATGATAAGGAACAGTGTCATTATTGTTCGTACCTACACAAGCATTTCCTCCATTCCAACAAGGCAGATCGCATTGATCTCCTGTTGCTCCATCTGCATAAGCTAGACCCATTCCTCCACAAGGCCCAAAACAATATCCTACTGAAGGTATTAAGACACTTTGTTGATTATCTACTCCCCAAGCATATCCAGGCTGAGGTACTAAATTATTCCATCTACTACCTCTCATATCTAGCCTATCAACAGTATGTACTAATGTAGTACCTAATCTAGATTTGTCTACTTCCTTTCTATCTACTCTTACAATAGAATAACCAGTTAATTGTGATGAAACTTCTGTAGGTATACCTGATAAATCTACAGTAAATTCTAATCCTATCTGGTTTAAAAAGATTTGCCCTTCTGGTTGATAAAAACTTGTATTTCCATTTCCATCTATAATTTGAGAATAGGTAGGACTATTTATATCTGGTACAAAACTTGAAGTAGCAAATGTACCAAGAGGCTGTCCTAATCCACTGCTATAATTATATGGCATTTTTATATCACCAATCCAGTTAACAAAACTAGCTTGTCCTTTGTTATTGTAAAATACAATACCAAATCTATAAGTTTCTCCTCTTGCATAGTTACCATAAACACTCCACTTGTATGGAGACTTCATATTATCATATGTATTATTCATAGGATAATCCTGATCAACAACTCCTAAATTTATTATATTATTAGTAGTTGCATTTGTTGCCCCAAAGTTAGAAGGGTTAACAAAACAAGAAGTAGTAGGATTAATATTTGTATATCCACATACATTACTAGTATAAATAAAACCAAATAAATTTACTGTGTCTGTAGAATCTAATTGTGTATCTCCTACATCTTGTTCAATTATAAATCTATAAGAAACATTTACTCCTTGACCTCCTAGTGTTAATCCGTCTTCCTGAAATACATACTGATCATTAGTAAACCAGTTTGGATTTGTATCTGGATTTTCATCGTTATAAGGATTAATTGCATCATGTGACTCAGGTACAGAAGATGGTAAAATACTACCTGCCGCAGCAAGAGTTGGATCTAGAATAAGAGTTGATTCTGATACAGATTCTATTCTAGCTACAGAAGCATTATTATATCTATAAGCTCTTGCATCAAAGTCTACAAAGAAAGTTGTATTCTCTATATTACCAAAGAATAATTTATTATCTTTTGATTCGAGAGTTTTAACTCTCTCAAATGTCGCACCTATACCAGTTAAAAAATCTTGTATAGAAAAAGGTATAAGTACTTCGTTACCTGTTAAACTTACTGTAAGATTAATAGATCCATTAATCAATTCAGCAAATATATTCATTTCATCATTACCTGGTATATTATCTTTCTTATATACATACGCAAGTTCAATTAATTCAAAAGAAGTATCTAGTCCTACTAGATTCCAATTTATTCTTTTATTTGTAATAGTACCTGTCTGAGTAGCCATATCATAAGGAGTTCCTTCAATCTCACAATATGGATCTGTATCTAATGATTCATATATAGGTACTAATTTAGATAGTGGTGACCATTCTGTTACTAGACCCTCACTACTTTTATATCTATAAGTTAGTTGATATAATCCAGCAGCTAAGTTTCCTCCTATGTTTATACGATCTAATGTAGGTAAAGAGAATCCAGTTTTAGGCGCTAAGTCTAAAAAAGGACAAGGGGTAGCCATTGTAAAACCACTTGCTACATTTAGTTTTCTAGGAGGGTTATAGTTGTCTGTCCAATATACACCCTGTATATCTTTCTTTTCATATCTACCAATAGCTTCAATAGGATGTTCTTTCGTAAATCCCATACATTCACCTCTAGCATATACACATTCAATATATGATCTAATTCCTGCAGTACTATTTATAGAAGGTCTTACATATAGTTTCCATATTTGACCAGGACCTCCTGGTTCTCCTTCTATATTAGTAGTGTATAAATATATATAATCTCTTAAAGGAGTATAACCAATAATACTTAAAGCTGTTTGAGCTGATGCTAAATTAGTCTTTATAATATAATTAACTGGATTACCTCCTAGAGTTCCATTAGCAACAATACTAGTTACTTGATTTACTTCAAAATCAAAACCTGTTGCAGTATACTCTTCAAAGTTTGCATCTTCTGGTTTGCCCCAAATAACTAATCTGTTTGATGATGCATCAAAAATCCAATAAAATCCATCTCCACCATCTGCTTTATTAGATGGTACATCACCCAAAGGCCCTCCATTAAAAAACCACTGGTTAGTTGGATCGTAAGTAGTTAAAGTATCTCGTAATCTACTTACTGGGTTTCCTCCAGTTCCATTTAGAGTAATTGAAAAATTATTAATACCAACAGCAATATCTACTGTTAAAGTCCAAGCTACTCCACTTAAATCTGTTAGAGGATCTAACTTTAGTTCCCATACAGCAGGGGATCTCGGTATATCTATTAAATGATCATTACCTTCAATATTAACTAAGGCAGCTCCCTCTTTACCATGATTAGCTACTATCCTTACATTGTGCGCATCATAGTATGAATCGTTTGGTAAAGTATATTTAGATATATCTTTATTCATACCTTTATAAAAGGTATTCAAACTGATTGGAATATTATTTGGTTGTTCTTCAGCCATTAGCCTATAAGTCTACGTTCTTGATTTCCTAAATCTGTATAAAAAGTACCGTGAGCAGATTGCGATGGTTTTAGTTTTAACCACTGTAATCTAATATTATCTGTCATGTCTGCGTTAGGCATATTAGCTGCACCTCTAGCTTGTTTAACATACCATTCCCAATCTCTCTGACTATCTCTATAAAGGTTCTCTGGTATAGATCCTTTTCTCCAGCCTATACGATCTAACATCATTGTGATGTAAGATTTCATAGCTTTTTTATAACTTACATGATCAGGTACCATTGGGTAACCTTCATCATCTATTTTGATTCCTCGGAAAGCAAGTAGCAGACATCCGCTCTCAAAAGACGTAACAATAAAGTTGTCATTAACATAATAACAATCTGATCTTTGTTGTGAAGAATTAGTAGCTAATTGAGCAAAGTCTTCTGCATTCACTTTCTTACCATCAATAAAGTTGGTAGTTGAATTATTAGACCCTGTAGCAATAGCCCCAAAAGTTCCTGTACATAATTTTAAAGGATTCCCCATATAAGCCACAGAATCTAAAAGATGAAGATTACATGGTAACTTTGCTCTGTGCTCTTTCACACAAACCTCAGCTACTAGTTCTTCATACTGTAGTCCTGCTCCTATTAGTTCTAGAGCTTCTCCTCCCCATTCTATTACGTCCCAAATATCTAACTCTTCATGGATAGCAGTATCTCTATAGACTCCTTCTATAATTTCTTTTATGGATGTAAATTTATATATCATTCAAAATAGTCTACTTGTTTATTCTTTAATAATGCTGCTAGTCGTCTTTTATTTGTACGAGTAGCTTGAAAACTATAGATTGTTTTATTCTTTACTATAGCTTTTTTCTTTGACCAAAACCAACGATAGTTAAACCCATCAGTATGATCATTAAGATGATAAATTACTTTACCATGCTTATTGGTCTCTCTCCAATCTATCTTTAATTTATTCTTACCTGAAGAATAATTCATCTCTTTCTTTAGTATCCTTAACGATCCTAACCTATACGGCATTTTAAACTCTTTAGCTTTCAGAAGTATCTCATCGATAATAAGCTTATTAAAATCTTCGCATATGCTTCTATACTTCTTATAACCTACGTCATAGAAGTCATCATATTCTTTATAAGCTTGAACTAATGTACAACTAGCTTGCCGCCTGTCTAGGTGGGGCTTGCATTTGTCCACTATCTTCTTTTGCATTGTTTTCTTCATCTCTCATTCCGTTTAGAGTTATTGCAACTCGTTTTTGTAATACTATACTACTTACTTGTTCCGCCATAGATAATGAAATCGGAAAAGGGTATTCCCAGTCATACTCACAAGACGAAAGGATAGGATTATCTGATGACGTGCAGTGGTTAATCTTCCAGACTTCTTCAGGGTCTTCAAATACACCTGTAACCTTAACTGCTTCTATACGAATGTCACAACTAACATATAAGTAGCCGTTCTTTAGATACCATCTTTGGTTGGAGCCGGTATATTTGTTATACTTATTCCATTTTCGGCGGGTATCTGTGGTTTCTGAGAAAGGTCTCATACCATCTAAAGACTCTACGGCTAATATACTATCTCTACCGTTTCGCTGAATAGTCGTGGGAATAGGATTTACAGATCTTAGCACATGAACGCCCATCTCGAGCTCACAACATTCAGAGGCATCGACTGGTTCTAAATAAACACAATTTAAGTATTCAACACAGACAGAAGGTATTCTTACCTTTCTACTCATCATTTGAGTTAACAACATAGATCGTTCTTGCTTTACCCAGAATGCAACCTGTCTAAAGCTCAAATCAGCATCGTCCGCGCTTTCACCTCCGTATGCTATGTTTACTATGTCGTATACTATTGTATTTAAATTTGTCATTAGCTTATATATTTACCTGTAAATAACCTTCACAACCCTTTTCCTTATTCCATATGTATGCTTGTGCACATCTTGATGCAGCGTAGCCCATCAGTTTGTGCCAAGAATCGTTAGCGCATATTGAAGGAATAAATCTAACTTTAATTCCTCTATACTCGTTAACCATTTCTTTATGTAAATGTCCGCAGTGAACTTCTCTAAATTTAGTTCGTGCAAACATTACAGGCTGCTCAGTCGCCATTATTAGTGGCATCTCAGCAGCTTTCTCTTTATCCCCATGAGTAAACATAATCATGTTAGTTCCATATTCATAGTATTTTCTACCTTCTGTACTATTATCTATAGTAACATTCTTATCGTTTATGTACCACGCAGACAAGACTTCTCCTGCATAGAACATTCTCTCATAGTCGTGATTACCTTGAACTACAACAACATCTACTGGAGCATACTGACTTAAATAATTTATAGCTTTTATTACAAGCTTAGTATATCCAACAAAAGATTGTTGCCAGTCCATTGAATCATCTTGAGGAGTACCTTTTGTAGTCGCCTTTCTCATTCCCTCAGAATTCATACCATCGTTACCGATAGGTAATAAAAACCTTTCTATATTCAAACCTTCAGCCCTTCTATGTAATTCATAAATAGAATTTAAGAAGTTAGCTTCAGCTTGTTCGGGTGTATCATCAGTTCTCTTACCATAATGAATATCTGGTAATGAGATCTCGTATACAACAGGACTCTCCTTTTTTATATCATACAATCTTTTTGGGACTGCAGGGGATATAGATTTTAAACTTTCAAAGAACTCATCTTTTACTTCTCTTATTGCTTGGCCTCCCTCTTTAGTTACTATAGAGTAACGAGTTTCTCCTTGCATTGTTTGCCAAATCTTTACAGATTTAACATCGGTTCTGTCTAGACCTTCTGCGGTTAGTAGAGCATTAAAGTCAGAATCATTAATATTTACATTTGTATTATCTAATGCTCCTTCTTCATACTCCCATCTAAATCCTCCGGCAGTCTTTCGATTACCTTTTAAAACTTTACAGATACTGCCTTTATCAATATCTGTTCTTTCTGACGCTTCAGTTAAACTTTTGTAACGTCCTACTAATTGACCTTCGTGCGTTATTTGTAATATCATACTTTCTTATTTACCGTCTTTCTCTAGGACAAGCTGCACATTCAAATCCTTCTATCGTATTTAAACACTCACATATAGCAGTAATCTTAGCCTCCAAAGAAGCAAGTCGTGATTCGTGATCTGCAATGCCTGTTGTGTTAGTTGCGATATTTGTAACATTAGTAGCTATAGCTGTTGCGTTATCATTAGCTTTTGTTTCTAAACCTTCAAAATTATTTTCAACAGTAGTTAACATTTCGTTCCAATCCCAAGAAGCATTTCTCCCTGGATTAAAGCGAGTGTTAACTGCTCCTCTTATTCTATATTTATCTAATACACCCATTCTATTTATTTATTTTAAAATTATACATCAGTCCTATATTGTGTGTTTTATCAAGAACTCCATATCTATAAAAATATGAATTGTTTCTTTTTGTAGTAAAACCCACAATAGGAGAAAAGTTAAATTCATCAACACTTCCTCCTACTTCTATGCCTGCATTCAAACTAAAACTATTCTTTTTAATTGTTGTAGTTTGATGAGTATTTATGATTACTGTATCTGTTTGTATTATAAACTTTGGAAACTTTGGTGTGTAATCAAAGTTTAGATCCAGTAAATCTCCTCGTACTCTAGCCCATATTGCTCCGTCTATTAAGCTATCACTAAAAGTGTTAGTATATTCATTTACACTATCATTAATAATGACCGGCTCATTTACCTTTACTATTACGTTGCGGATAACTGTATCAACAAATTGAACAGTATCCACAACAGTAATTCTAGTAGTATCAGTCTGTACCTCTGTAGTTATATCATCTACAACTTCAGAGCGGTCAGAGCAATTCTGTAAAAATAATATATACAAAAATAGCCCTAAAATAATATATACTTTAGGATCTCTTTTCATTATTCCCAGAACATTATTTTGGTTAACACTCCCGCAAGTGCTATCCAAATTGACCATAGTACTTTTGTAGTTGATTTACGAAAAGATGTATTTCTATTTACTCTAGCAGCTACACCATCATCTGGATCTAAAAGCCTCATTTTAATAAATCTTACATCTTCTTTTATATCTTGTATATTCTCATGTAGCTCTATGTTTGAAATTCTTCTTTTCGGCATTATATTTTATGTTTTATTCAACTACGATAAGTCCTAATAAAGGCTTCATTACATTTGCATCTAAGTTTAGATCTTTTAAATCTTCTAAATTTATTGGATACAATGTAACCTCAACATCTTCATCAAGGGTTTTATTCCAACGCTCAGATGCCTTATCTAGATTATCTCCAAAATCGATCTGATTGTTGTCAGTTCTAACTGGGTTTCCATGCTCATCTTTTTCAGCAAGGTCATCAGTTAGTTTTCTATGCTCGTCATTAATAGAAGTTACAGCTGTTTGGATACTATCTAAGTTTTTAGTAATAGTATGCCATACTTTTGATTCCTTACTGTTAATGTAAGCTAGTCCTTGACTAATAGTCAACAAGTCTCTGTTTTTTATAGTCACAGTACTTGTATCAGTTTTTTGCGCCTTTAGCGTCTTTACTTTACTCATGATTGTTGTTTTAAATTAATACTAATTATTACATGCTAGGTGTTAATACGATATATAAATCTCCTACTATAGCAGCTTGTCCTAAATCTCCAGCTGTAGAAATGCTCACAAATTGAGCTTCTCCTAATGCTGGCTTTACAACAACAACTATATCACCTACTTTAAGACTTCCAAAGTCTACAGTTTGTGATACATCAGTAGCAATTATTAAATCGCGTAACCCTATATTATTAAGTTCCGTAAGCTTTTTGTTCATTTCTTTAGTAGTTACATACTTTTGGAAAAAAGATGCACCTAAAGATTTAACTTTAGCTAACATTGAAACGTCTGTTTTCTGTACTCCCATTAAATTAAGTTTTTAAGTCTATTAAACATTCTTTTTATTTTATTCTTTTTTAAATACTTTTGAGCGTCTTCGTAACTCATGTTCCTAGTAACGTCCCAATAATATTTTGACTTTTTATTTTTTAGCATTTTGCAAATATATGAAAAAGTTTTCATTATCAGCAGTTTGATAAATAATCTTTCCACAAGTTGTATAACATTGTAGAACTTAAATCACCTATTGGATAGCTAGGTACATGGAAAGTCATACCATAATTACTTAGCGATCCTCCTTGATAACCTGTAGTATGCGTAGGGTCTCCTCCGCCACTAGCTCCCATATAAGGATTAGGTATATCAGTATCTGTTGCTGCATAAACTTGGAATCCATACATTGTTGGAATATCCACATAATCAGCACAGTCTATATGACCATTATAAGATATTTCCGCATCTATACTTTGAGCTCCTACTGCAGCCATCATATGGAATAAGAAATCTCTTCTTGTATCTACAACTGTTGATACGTTATGATCAATATAAGATCCTGCATATAACATTACTTTTTGTGTAACATTATGACTACTACTCTGAGGTAATGGGTTACCGCTTGTATCCCACCCAAACTCATGTAAACTCATATGATTATCGTAATCTGTTTTCCACTGAGTAGTTAAAGTATTTCCAGGATTTGTTCCTTGTGAGTTCCAAGTTACCGCATCAACTCCTGCCCATTTAGCATCTCCACAACTACCTCCCGCATTCTGCATAGCTGAACCTGGGTGTTGTACTTCGTAGTATCCTGGTCTAGACTCATCTTGAAAAATAATACATATAGCATCATTATCCCCTCCTTCAAATTCATGATAAGGATCACTGAATCCTTCTTTACCTGCAGGATCTTGCCACGGATTAACTTGATTAAATCCATCATTTGGATAAAACCCTGGTAGAATCATCAGCTGTTCTAACAATGGACCATGTACAGTAGGATTATATGCTCCACCATTACAGTTAAATGGAGCTCCTCCTATTCCGTCAACCATTGTATGGCCCATAACTGTTCTCTTAGTTGGTGGTAACGTTCCTGTAGCCATTGGATTTGCTCCGGCTCCATTTGCTCCTGCGTT